TACTTCGGTAATTAATGAAATCAAATCTGCCTTGGTAATCTTCATATGGTATAAATAGGTATATACAATAAAAAACCCCACACTTTCGTATGGGGCTTTTAAGACCTTACTTTTCCTAAAATGATTAGTATTGGAGAATTGCGTAGTCGTATGCCAAGTTCAAGGTGAGTTCAACTGGGTCACCCATGTTTGTCCAGTCAAGGTTACCGAACTCTGCACTAACAATTTGTGCACCCTTGAGAACCCACTCTTCTACCTTGTCACCCACTGGTCCCAAACAGTTGATGGTGCAATCTTTCTTATAAAAGTCAAGATAACCGTCACGTCCTGTTACTGATTCGTGGTGTAGACGGACCCATTCCATCACAGCTTGTGCACCAGATGGAGCGATTGGGTCATAAAGACTGATACTAATATCGTTCCAAACGCTCTTACCTTTGTAATAACGTTGTACGTTGATATAGTCAATCGTCTTCTTTTCTTGATTTAGTTTTGGACGATCTGTCTTTTTGATGATAAAAGCGGGAATACCATCAATGCTGAAAATGAATCTGTTTTGAACTTTTGGCTCAAATACAGTATAGAACATTTCGTTTGGATTAAGTAGGTCTGCCATATTTTTTCCTTATTAGGTCTTGTATATAAATAGTGTGTCGTTTCGATTTTTTCTAAAAATCTTATGATTCTTTTAACGAATGTTGAGCATCGTATACTTTGTTAACAGCATCTTTCAATTTATCAATATGACCACGTGTTCTTAATAGTTTGAAAACAATATTTTCTGTGCTGAATTCTCCACCTTTGCTCAAACCCGATTCACGCATGTCATATACAGATCGTAGTACACGTTTCAAATCATTAAAGTTGTTTGATCTGATAGAATTGGATATTTGTACAACCATGTCAGAATACTTTTTCTGAATCATATTTTTATCCAATGTCAAATTGAGTTTTTGTGGAACTTTTATCCACTTGTTATTCAAAACACTATACACACCCAATGCTCTATTGGTTTCTTTAATATCTTGAATATACAATTCCACTCGGTGTCCCTTGATTGTCACGTTGTGGTTTTTGTTCCAGTTGGCTTTGATGCTGTCAACCATCTTTTTAACCAAATCATGATCGGGGGAAATCTTGTTGAAATCAATCAACACATGCAAGTCTACATCACTACTTGGTCCCCAATTGTAATTTGCAGCACTACCAAGAATGTATACATCTTCAATAGGAGCTGGTAATTCAGACTCAATATAGAAATCTTGCGCAATTTTCAACAACGCATCTCGGATTTCTGGCTTGATTGATTTATCAGCGTTCCAGATGTTTGGATTTAGTGTATCGTTATAAATTCTGGCTTTCATATTAGATGTTGGACCAACTGTATCCGTAACTTTCTTGGGTAATTCCTAAAATCTTTTTCAACTGATTAATCGTATCAGTTGTGTTTTTGTGTTCAATTGCAGTACCACCTTTTGATCTCCATTGTGCAATGTTTGATGGTAAATCATCAATCAATATATGATTTGGTCCCAACGCATATTGTTGTTTTGCTTCGGAACTATCCACCAAGATGACGTTTTCATCGGGTGGAACTGGGACTAAGTTTGTTGACAACCATCTACGTTTACCAATTTCAGCGTTATTGGTTTTTGATTTTTTACTGGATGTGCTACTTAAAATCTTGACGGGAAACTTTAGACTATTTATAAACCTCCACAACGTATCTCCGTCTGGAAGTTTTGGCAATGTTGCCCACCATGTTATACCATTGTCTGGTGGATTGGTGAAAATCAGTTTCCATATTTCAGGGCTTCTTCCTGTTGCATCAAATTGTTCAGCTGATATACCACCTGAGATTTTCTTGAATCCTTCATCAAAATCAACCAATACACCATCCATATCACAATAGATAATTGTGGAATTTTCGTCACCAACTTCAAGTAGATTGTGATCAAAAACTTCGGGGATGGCCATTTTCAAAGGTATCATATCAGTATAAATATTCAGTAAATTCGATAATAACTTGACAAACTAACTTTTTATCCATAAGCATTGCAAGCGCAACAAGCAAAACAACAAGCACCTAACTTAATTGAAATGATAACAATAAAGTACTTCAATTAATTTAAACTGATTGCTTAAAGCGCTTAAACAATAGTTTTTGTATTCTTTTGAACTTTTCAAATTCCATGCCAACTCAGTGTCTCCTACTTGTCCATAATCAGGCGCGTAAAGCATATGACTTAACTTTTCATCGTCATAAACTTCAAATTTACAGTTGTTTTCGTTCACAATAATAAATATAAAACCATTGTGTATAAACGAAAAAACCCCGCTTTTTAGGGCGGGGTTTGTGATTATTTACCGATCAATTAGGCGCCAGGAAACTGAGCACCAGTTGGCAAGATGTTGAAATCAAGCACGATGAATTCAGCAGTCTTGGTTGGTTGTAGATAGATTTGTCCGTATAGGATGTTTCTATCGATCAAGTCAGGCGTATTGTTGGTTTCGTCCATCTTCACTTGGAAGGCGTACAAACCACTACGTTGTTGAACCTGTTCAAGGTAAGGATTGACAATACTCAAGAAACGGTTACGAGTGTTTGCCACGTTTTGTTCAAATACCAAGAAACGTGAACTTGAAGCAATGAACTTCTTCAAGTTGATCATCAAACGACGAACGTTGATACGATCCAATGCACTTGGTGCGATCTGAAGAGTCTTTTGACCCCACACGCAAATACCCTGACCGGGGAATGCGGCGATTGGGTTAACACGACCCTCATAGAGAGTATCACGTTCACCGTGTGTCAAACGATCCAATACTTGGACAGCTTGTGTAATTCCACCACGATTCAAACCAGCAGGAGCAAACCATTCAGCCGAAGCCTTATCGTTTGAAGCGTAGATTGCTGGAAGAACAACTGAAGGAGGAACACTCACAATCTTGTTCAAGTTGGTATCAAGAATCTTGACCCATGGATAGTATGTGGCAACATAACTTGAATCGATGTTAGCAGCTACGTTCACTGCGGCATCAATCAAGCCTGTGCTTTGATTGCTCTTAGGGAACACCACGTTATCCATGATGTAGAAACAATCACCACGTGCTTCACACATATCAATTGTCAACTGTGCCACATAACTGTGGTGTTGATAGAAGATACCCGGAGTCACGATCAAGTTAATGTCGAATTCATCGGCATTACCAAGAGCACCAATACATTGACGATAAGCAATGCTACCAGCAGTAGTGATACTGGTACAATCCAAACCTTGTGTATTGCCTGGAATAATGTCAGATCCAACATTGATTGGAATTGCTGGTGATTGACCATCAAATCCACCTTGGAATCCAAGAACAAACTTACGCATCTTCACACGGGTTGATTCGTATGCAGCATCATAAGTTGATGGAACACCACCGCTGTCGTTTTGTACATCTGGTTGTTTTGAACCAGTTGGACTATATGCATCACCTTCTTCAAGGTCAAACACTACGTTATTGCCAATTGAAGTGAATCCTTCATAAGCAGGTAGCGGAGCGAAGTATTGAAGGTTGTCGTTGTGTACACTGTACACACCAACACTTGATGTTGGATATAGTGCCAACAAATCATCAGCAGCACCCACTGGAGGTTCACCAAACACAATACCCGATGGATATTTGCCTGGAGCAGTTGAGTAGGTTGATGCGCGAGTGAATTGTACTGGTGGCAAGAATCCACCAAGAGTACCACCAACAGGTGTAGCAAGAGCATCAAATCCGTAAGGAATTGCTGATGTTGGATACACGTTTTCGGTCATCTCAATACGAACGTACTTACTCAAGTTGGAGTAGGTACCGAACTCAATAATCTTACCAGAGTAAGAAATATAGTTGTAACGATCACCGATACGACGAGCGATGAAGTTACTGCTATCTGGATCAAGATTCAAGTTTTGGAAACGTTCCAAATACTTAGGACTCTTGTCGGTATCACTGAACTTACGTACTGCCAAGGTGAACGAACCCCATTCACTTCCTGCGACCGTACCAGCGAGTCTTACGTCACTGATTTCAATCTTATAAGAAGTGTTCATGTTGGTACCATCAGCGAGTGTGTGTACACGGAACAATGGGAAACGTTGTGGCTTAGCGGTAATATCAGAAGTACCAGTAAACGGAGCAACTTGTTGTGAATTGATCCAAGGTGTTGTTGCCCACTTCAAACTGAAGTCACTATCACCAGTTGTTGGTGTGTAACCGTAGTCATCAGTGAACTTCATTGGATTGCCGGTCAATACAAGCTTGTTCTCACCACCAGTTGGTGTGTAAGGAGCTTCACTGCCTACAATCATCCAACCATCAGACGGATCGGTTGATTCCTCAACAATACGAGCGATGGTATCCTTGAAGATATTGTACAAATAAGCAGCTTCAATCTTTTGACCAGCAACTTGCTTAGCAGGATCACCTGCGGTAGGATCTGATCCAAATACATTGGTGATGTAGTTAGAACTTGCTGGATCCAATGAGAATTCATAGGTTCCATAACTTCCACTTGAACCACCGATGTTGTAACGCAAATCAAGAACATAGTCTTGTGCGGTTGGATCTGCACTACCACTGTACAAACCAGAGGTTGCAATCTTTTTACTGAATACAGAACCCTCGAAACCATAAACAACCTGTGCCAACTTGTTGTTTGCATCAGACTGAATTGTTGCGTTTTGAGTGTTTGCCAAAACAGCAAGAACCACTGATTCACGGGTTGCACCCGGATTACATGGATCACCACCAGAAACTACATTTTCAGTGAAAGCAGTGAACTTACCAAAACTACCGGTAATGTTACAGGTCAACTGAATTTGAACACCGCAACTATTTGTTGGACGATACTTGGCAAAATTGATACTGTTAATGATAACAGAAGATGCAGCACCAGATACTGGGAAGTCATCGCTCAACTTAACCAAACTGCTTGTGGTTGCCAAACTACCAGACAAACGTCCAGTTTGTTCAGCAAGAGCACGCAACAACTTGGCTTCAGCGCTGATTGTCAAGTCACCTTGATAACTGGAGCTGATTTCAAATGAAGCGGCATTAAACGTAAGATTTACATCACCGATATAACGAGTGGTGTATGTCTTGTTACCAGTAGTGCCTGGAGGATTGTATGTTGCAAATGAGCTGGTCTCAAAGTTTGCATACAAACTACCAGTAATGGTCAATGTTTCGGTTGCACTTGAACTGACATACTGTACGTTTACAGTAATATCATCTGCGTCCAAAGCAATATATGATGAATTTGCTGTACCCAAAGAGGTAAACGAACCACTTTCGGTATTACGTGTGTAATAACCCGGAATTGCGTAAATCACAAACGGATTATCTTGTTTGTATCCCGTCAATGCACCTACACGACAAACGGTCACTAGACCTTGTTCTTGTAGGTATTGTTTGGCAGTG